GATAGGCATCCGCGCATCGCTTTGGCGCATTAAGTTGTTGTCTACGGACTCCGTCTGGGCTTGTGTTTGCTTTGCGTAGTGTGCATTGCGCTGTTGTACAAACTCAGCAGGTGTTTTGCAGAGCAGCAGGCCACCGACTTCAACACTGTCTGGAAACCGACTAGCGGCCCCCGGAACAAGTGGGATTTCTGGATGATCTGACGCCTTAACAGGCTCCCAACCTTCGCGGAATTTTGACGAAATGTTCAGGGCATCGGGAGCGTTCAAGGTGCTAAGACGAATCCAGCGAAATGCATAACCCGGTTCCGGAGTCGGATCAGGTAGAAGCTGGGGAGGCGACCAGCGCTTAGGGCGCTCAGTAGTCTCACGTTTGTCTAAGTCACGGGATGTTCGTTCGATCGTTGCCATTATGATTTCCTCATTTCTTCTGCTACCTTACGCGCATAAAGTTCCAGCGGAACCCCAAGCCGTTTGGCGATGTTTACCTGCGTTTGTGTAAGTACGACTTTGCGAGGCGCGGTACTACGTGAAGCCGGTGCAACTACATTTGACTTTGTACGCTGAGAAGATTTGGCTTCAGCGGACTCCGCGGCAAATGACTCCGGGAATCGTTTCTTCATATCCGCGTCGATATTCTCGTAATATTCCGGACTGGATACTCTAACTCCTGATTCAACAAGGTCTTCATGAAGGCTTAGAGCATAAGCTGTCATCTTGCGATTACCACCAAACCACGGATTTTGCTCTTGCCATTCGCGTGTTTTGGCGTCCACTTGGGGCGCTTGTTGAACTGGTTGTTGTGTTTGTACATCATTTCGTGGAGTTTGTACAGGCGCAGGGCGAAAATTCTGTACCCGTTCAGAACGAATTGATGCAGCGGTTAGTTTAGCCTGAGCCGCAATAACGCCATCAGTATCTCCGGCTTCGTAGGCTGTGCGGTATTCGCGCTTAGCCTCATCCACTTCAGATGCAACGATACGTTTGGATTGCTCCAGTAATGCGCTCTGGTTGGTAGTCAGCGATCCCTGCAGGCGGCGGTTCTCTTCCACCGCTGAGTGGGCCATGCGTACAGCCTCCTCACGCTCACGCATCGCAGCTTCTTTGGCTCGTCGTTCTTCGTGATAACCCTTACCCAGATGGGCTAGGCGATCCTTCAGGCGCTGGTCGGTGTATTTAGATAGCTCTTCATCCGTGACAGCAGCTGGTGCTGAAGTAAGTAGTGTGCGTCCCTTATCTGCTTCGGGGGTATCGTCAACTACCTCAACATTATCATCTGTATCAGTATCGCCAGTATCTACTTCCGTAGCATTGGCTTCAATCTCGTCAGGAAATTCAAAGGTCGTTTTTTCTGCTGGCATGATTAGCTCCTTAAACTCGTGTCAGACCACGGGGGTCTTCAACTACAGCTTCAATAGAATCATCATTAAGCAAGCGCATCTCGCGGCCATGAATCTTAAAACGTGTGCCCGAGTTAGGACGCACAATAATAAAGTCACCGACTTTGCATGATGGGCCAGATGGGAATCGCTTCTCATCTTTGAATGCGTCTGGGCCGATCTTGGCTACAAACAGCACTGGTGACAGCAGTTCTTCAAAGTTAATGGTGTTACCCGCCTTAAGGATGCCGCTTTCAAACGCTTCACTAGCTTCTGGCAGTATGCACAGAATGTGATACGTCACTGGATCTGGAACCTGCTTGGCCTTTTCTTCCGAAGATGTATTAAGCACCCCCGATAGATCGACCGCCGAAACATCAAATTGACTCATTTTCTTCCTTAGTACTGCATGGAGTTTGTAAATATGGGAGGTACTCCAGAAAAAACCTCATCCAACCTTAGCTGTCCTGCTTTAGCAGGCGCACTTTCATCTCGTCGATCACATATATCGCA